CNACNNTGNNNATGAAAGGTGGCAACACCGACGAGTTGTACCAAGGAGACGGAAGGTTGGACATGGCCAAGTCTCTTCAAGAGCAACATCCCGACGTAACCACAGTTACCAGAAAGTGGGGAAGATGGCAGCATCACGTAAATTACAAACCTTTCAAGAGAAACAAGTTGAAGTTGAAAGAAGATGCAGTGATCGAAGAGAAGCCCAACGATTATGGTATGTACTTGGAATCTATCAAGGAGTGAGTAAAATGGTTGATCATGTTTGTATTTTCGATTTGCCCATACGAAAAGAGAAACATTGTGGGAATACCAATTCGTTTCAAGATGCCGTTAAGAAAGGTGCCATCAATACAGCGATGTTGATCGGTGAATTGAATAGATTGTCGATCGAACGGTATGGTGGAAGACTTCAATGCGAACCTGCTGCAAAAGAAGGTTTGGGTCAATTCGTAGAAACATCAAAGGCTGCAGCAAGGAATACAGTCATAAACAGATTGCGTGGTAGTGAGAATGGAATTGGAATAGCTATGGCGATTCGCGATCGAGATACTGGAAAACAATTGATCGTACATCCCAGAGTGAGAACTTGTCGAACAGATTTATCGAACAGTACATTTACGGCCGAGAGCGAACGAGAAAGTGACATTGGTTTGTTGTTGCAAGGTTGGGTTTTGTTGGTGGTCGTAGATGCAGCAGGGTGTCCTTTCAAATATGGATTTTATTCCATAAAAGAATTGAGAAGAATTGGTTCGTTGAAGAAGCATGAAACAAGGGAAACATCGTTCAGGGGAAATTTGTTGGACAAACTTTATTTGGGTGATTTTCAATCTGGTTCCAGGTTGATTGGATTCATCAAAAATAGAGCGATGGGAATTGATGTTGTTGGATGTTTGTTGAACACTCTTGCCGAACAGGAGAAATAGTGATGTTGGTTTTATCCAGAAAGAAGAATGAGACGGTGATGATTGGTGACGACATCAAAATATCGGTTGTTGAAATACGTGGAGACAAAGTTCGTTTGGGGATCGAAGCTCCGAAGGAAGTTCCGGTTCATCGTTTGGAAGTTTTCAATGCCATCAAAAAGGAGGAAGTGAGTCGATGAAAGTGAAACGAGAAAAGTTGTTGGCAGCTTTGGAAGCCGTATCTATCGGACTGTCACAGAAGGCGATCATTCAACAGAGCGATTGCTTTGTTTTTCAGGAAGGAAAGTTGTTTACGTTCAACGATGAGATTTCATGTACGATTGACTCTCCGTTGGATGATTTGGAAGGAGCCGTCAAAGGAGACAAGTTGTTGGAGTTGTTGCGTAAGATGACCAGCGATGAGTTGACCGTTGAGATCGGTGACGGTGAATTGTTGGTGAAGGGCAGAGGTGAACGTGCTGGCGTCAGCATGGAAAACGAAGTTGGATTGGAAATCGAAATCGTTGAAACTCCTGAAAAGTGGAAGACGTTGCCGAAGGAGTTTTCGGAAGCTGTTGGTGTTGTCAGTTCGGGTGTTGGAAAAGATGAAAGTCAACTTCAGTTGGTTTGCATTCACATTCATCCCAAGTGGATGGAGTCTTGCGACAGTTTTCAAATCATGCACCATCCGATAAAGACGGGATTGACCAAGTCGGTGTTGGTTCGTGGTGACAGTATGAAGGCTGTTTGCAAGATGAATGTCAACAAGATTTTGGCGACTGACAATTGGATTCATTTCCGAAACGAAATTGGATTGGTTACATCGGTCAGGATCGTTCTCGATGAATATCCCGATTTGTCTGAGTTGTTGGAAGTGGAAGGAGTTGAGGTTGCTTTTCCAAAGGGTTTGATCGAAGCAGTTGACAAAGCAGAGTTGTTTGCATCTGAGAATTTTGATGGTGATCACATCACAATCAAATTGACCGAGAACAAAATACGATTGGAAGGTCGTGGTCCGTCTGGGTGGTATGCAAAACAGATGAAAGGAACTTATGATGGCGATCCGTTGGAATTTTTGATCGTCGGCAGTGTTTTTGCTGAGATTCTCAAGCGATCGAAAACTTGCATCATAAACGAAGGACGCATGAAAGTAGATGGTGGAACTTATACCTTCGTTGCTTGCACTTCAATCGTGGAGTGATTATGGGATTCTTTTTGAAGTTGGCTCCGAGCAAGACAGTTCCGCATCTTCCTCGTTGCGGATCTTGCAATCTTCACAAGAATTGCGAGTCGCCAAAGATTTCTTTCGTTGGTGAAGGACGAAGAAAGATTTTGATTGTTGGTGGGTCTCCCAACGAAACAGAAGATGAGGAAAGAAAACAATTCGTCGGATCGGAGGGACGGGAGTTCCGGAAGATTGTCGAGGGATTTGGAATTGATTTGTATGAGGATTGTTGGAGCACGTTTGCCGTTCGTTGTCGAGTACCCAAAGACGGTGTTCCAAACAATCGTCAGATAGAATGGTGTCGGCCCGATGTCATGAAGAATGTTCGGGAATGCAAACCATCAACCGTCATTCTTCTGGGTGCTTCTGCTGCCGAGTCTTTGCTCGGTTTTCTGTGGAAGCCATCGATTGGTCCGTTGGAAAGATGGATTGGTTGGAAGATTCCAAGTCAACAATTGAATGCTTGGGTCTGTCCCGTCAGTCATCCATCGGATGTTTCGAAAGCAAAAGATCCAATCGTTGAACTCATATTTCGAGAGCATTTGGAAGCAGCATTCGATTTGTCTGATCGACCTTGGCAAGAGGTTCCCGATTATCGCAAGGATGTTGAATGTATCATGGATGTTGATCGAGCCGCCAAGATCATTCGTGGAATGATCAAGCGAGGTGGTCCGGTGGCTTTCGACTATGAGACGGATCGATTGAAGCCGGATCATCCTGATGCTCGAATTGTTTCTTGTTCGGTTTGTTGGCAGGGGAAACGGACGATCGCCTATCCTTGGATCGGAAGGGCCGTCAGAGCTTCCAGGGAGTTGTTGTCGGGCTTCGAGCAGAAGATAGGGTGGAATATCAAGTTTGAGGAACGATGGACGAGAAAGGCCCTGGGCAACGGTGTATCGAATTGGTTGTGGGATGGAATGCAAGCCAGTCATTGTTTGGACAATCGACGGGCCATATCATCACTGAAATTCCAATCGTTCGTTCGGTTGGGTCTTGCTCCGTATGATGAATCGATTGGTCCATATTTGAAAGCAAAAGGATCGAACGAGAAGAACCAAATCGACAGAGCCGATATGAGAGAATTGTCTTTTGTACAATGGATTGGATTCGTTGTTGACGTATAAGATAGTTGAGATTCAAAGGAAGGAAATGGGATTGGTATAATGGTTTGGCCTCGTGGCGAAAATACCTGGAAGTGATACCTTCCATGTTGGATAGACGCGGCTACCTAAGTGGCTGCCAGTAACAATACCATTCGACTGGGTTGGTGATGGCATTGCTGGTTCGATTCCAGCCGGGGCTACTTGAAATAGGAGAAGCAAATGATCAAACCAGCTACGATCGAAGCTTACAGATTGATGCACGATGGAGCTTTGGCTTTGGCCGAAGTGGAATCGGTCGGAATGCGGATGGATGTAGATAGGCTGGACAGGACGATAGACAAAGTTGGTGAACGAATTGTGGTGTTGACGGAGCGATTGAAGCAAGACGACGTTTGGGAAACATGGAAGAAGAAACACAAAGGCAAAGCAAATCTTGGAAGTCGTATTCAATTGGGTGATGTGATTTACAAGGAATTGGGATACAAGCCAGAGAAATACACGGAAGGAAGCAAGGACGAGAAGAAGGAAAACAGAAAGCCGAAGGTCGACGAAAAGGAATTGACCAAGATCGATCTTCCTTTTGTCAAAACGTATTTGGAGATTGAACGTTTGAAGAAACTTCAATCGACTTATTTGATCGGCATCAAGCGAGAAGTTTGCAACGGACTTGTTCATCCTTCGTTCAACCTCCATCTGGTTCGCACGTTTCGATCCAGTTGTGATTCCCCGAACTTTCAAAACATACCCATCCGAGACAAGCAAATCGGAAAATTGATTCGACGTTGTTTCGTTCCTCGTCCCAATCATGTGTTGGTCGAAGTTGATTATTCTGCTTTGGAGTTCAAAGTCGCTGCTTGCTTTTGGAAAGATGCAGCGATGATTGAATACGCTTCTGATTCAACACTTGACATTCATAGGGATATGGCTGCCGAATGTTATATGTTGGAGACGGACGATGTTTTGAAAGACGTTCGGTTCTTTGCGAAGAATCAATTTGTGTTTCCGACTTTGTATGGCAGTTATTATGTTAACACTTCTCGGAATCTTTGGAACGCTGTTGAGTCTGGAGATTTGAAGACGGTTGATGGAAGATCGTTGTACGAACATTTGAAGAGCAATGGCATCACCAAACTGGGTCGATGTGATTCCAGACAGGAGCCAGTGAAAGGAACGTTTGAACATCATGTTCGCAAAGTGGAGAAACGTTTTGGCAATCGGTTTCCTGATTGGACGAAAAGAAAAGGACAATGGCAGGCTCGATACAACAAGCGTGGATGGTTCAAGATGATGACTGGTTTTGTTTGTTCTGGAGTGATGAGCAGAAACAACTTGATGAATTATCCAATTCAAGGTCCGGCTTTTCATTTGTTGTTGCGATCGTTGATTCATGCCGTCAAAGAATTGAAGGGTTGGAAGTCGAAGGTGATAGGACAGATTCATGATTCGATGATTGCCGATGTTCATGAAGATGAGTTGGAAGATTTTTTGGTATTGGTCAAGGAGATAATGACGGAGAGGGTTCGGAAGGAATGGAAGTGGGTGGTGGCCCCGTTGTCAATTGAAGCAGAGGTATCGGATACAAATTGGTTTGAGAAAAAGGAGATTGAATTGTGAGTGACGAATTGTATCGAAAGCACCGACCAACGAAATTTTCTGAAGTGATTGGGCAGGAAGTGGCAGTCAATACTTTGATTGATTTTGGCAAACGGAAGAAGATGCCTCATTTTCTTTTGTTCACTGGTGAATCAGGTTGTGGAAAAACTACACTTGCTCGGATACTTCGGAAGAAGTTGAAGTGTTCGGATATGGATTTTCATGAAAGAGATTGTGGGCAGTTTCGCGGCATCGATATGGTGCGAGAGATTGGCAGTCAAATCAGTCTTGCTCCGATTGGTGGTGGGAAGAGTCGTGTGTGGTTGATTGATGAATGCCACAAGATGACAGGTGATGCTCAGTCTTGNNTTTTTGAAAATGCTGGAAGACACTCCCGATCATGTTTACTTCATGTTGGCCACGACTGATCCGCAGAAGTTGTTGTCTACGATCAAGACCAGAGCAACCGAGATTAAAGTTCGTTCGTTGAAATCACCTGACATGAAGAAGTTGTTGGGATTGATTTGTGAAAAAGAAGATATTGAGTTGTCTTCCGATGTTTTGGACAAGTTGGTTGATCATGCTGGAGGAAGTCCACGCAAGGCTTTGGTTCTGTTGAATCAAGTGATCGGACATGATGATGAAGATGAACAGTTGAAAGCCATCGAAGCTGGTGATTCGATGAGTGAAGCAATCGAGGTTGCCAAAGCTCTTGTGACTCCAGGGACGACATGGAATCAGATGGCCAAGATCTTGAAGAAGATCGACAAAGATCAAGATGCTGAGGGATTGAGGTATCTTGTTTTGGCTTATTGTACAACAGTTTTGTTGGGTGGGGGCAAGCAAGTGCCTCGTGCTTATCAGATCATTATGTCGTTCAGCGAATCGTTTTATTATACGAAGAAAGCTGGTTTGGCTGCTGCATGTTATGAGGTGATTGTTGGTTAGTATAATGAATAGGAGAAGAACGAATGAAGACAAAGATTCGATATGATTTTGGAAGAACTATCAAGACGGGTGATTTTGAATCGGCTCGGTTTGATGTTGGAATGGAAGTGATGTGTGATTCTGAAGATGCAGAAGCAGAGTTTGATCGGATCAAAGAATGGGTCGATGACAAAGTGAAAGAAGAGGAAGACGAATGGAAGATATGATGAAGATTGAGTTCGAGTCGAATTTGTCGATAGATGAATATCGACTTGATGAAGAGTGGATCAAACAACCGAAGTTGTATTTTCAAACGGGAGATGAATTGGCAGAAGCCAGACGAGAGCTTGATGAAGTCAAAACTGCTCTTGATATTACGAAGGCCGAGATCGATCGAGAGATACGACAACACCCGGAGAATTTCGGTATTGCGAAGATAACAGAAAAGGTGGTTGAGTCAACCATTGTTTTGGATAAACGTTATCAAAAAGGAGTCAAGGCTGTTTTGGATGCAAAGCATTTGGTTGATGTTTTGGATACGGCAGTGAGATCTTTGGATCATCGGAAGACGGCTTTGGTCAAGTTGGTTGATTTGCGTTTGGCTGAGTATTTTTCAAAGCCGACAGCATCTACCAAATCGAAAGAAAGGATGGACGAAGTAGAAAAGGAATCGGTTCGTAGGCGAGGGGTGAGGAAGAGGGAAAACAAATGAATTTGATGTTAGCAGTTTTGTTGATGTTTGTGGTGATTGTAACATGTCCGTTCGTTGTATATGTTACCATCAAATTGGGAACGATCGCATTTTTCAACGGTCGTCAATTTTTTTTAGATTCAAGGAGAAGTAACAATGGCGAGAGCTGCAAAAGCAAGACGAGAACGTAAAAAGGTTTCGGCCAAACGACGATTGCAGGAGCACGAAATTGGTGGTGGGTCAAATTATTTGCAATTGATTGAAGGGCTTGGCAGGTTCAAGCCGAAGGCCGGTGCTTATCGATTGGATTTTATGTCGTACAAAGTGGGCAAAGGAAATCCATTTGCCAACGAAGGTGATGAGTATTATGAAAGGACGTTTTGGGTGCATCGAGATGTTGGGCCAAACAAGGAATGGCATTTGTGTGCAGCCAAGACTTTCAAGCATTTGAACAAATCCTGTCCGATTTGCGAAGAACGTGGTCGGATGTCACAAGATCCTGATTCGGATGAAAATGTTTTGAAGGCAATGGCNCCGAAGGANCGGCAGTTGTTTTTGATTCGTGATCGAGAAGAGCCTGAAGAATTGTTGTTGTGGGAAGTCAGTTTTCATTTGTTCGGCAATGTTATTGGACAAGAAACTGAAGGCGAGTGATGAAGAGGATGGATATGATTTTTTTGCCGATCCTGAAGATGGTTTTACTCTTCGAGTTGTGATGGATCAATCGCAGCATGGGAAGTGGTTGGAGACGACCGACATTGAATTCCGGAATCGTAAGCAGCAGTATGATTTGAGTGAGGTGGATGATATGCCTTGTTTGGATGATATGTTGGTTGCAACTCCGTATGAGCAACTCAAGCGTAAATTCTTTATGATTGAAGAAGATACGGAAGACGATGATGAAAAAGATGATGATGAGAAGGAAGAGAAGAAGACCAAGCGAACCAGAAAGACGAGCCCCAAAAAGAAGGAAGAACAGAAGCCGGCCACGGCTGAAGAAGAAGGAATTGAGAAAGGATGTGAAGTTGAGCACAATGAGTTTGGTCTCTGCGTTGTTACCAGAATCAGTGGTGACGGAACCAGCTTGACGATCAAGGATGAAGACGGGGAGTTGCATCGAGCCATTGGGGCCGATGAGGTTCGTTTGATTGAAGACGATGAACCGGAAGACGATGAACCGGAAGACGATGAACCGGAAGAAAAACCAAAGAAGATGAGTCGAAAGACTTCAAAGAAGAAAACTCCGGTTGATGATGACGACGATGATGATGTTTGGGACGATTGATGATGGTCGGGACGAGTGGCCAGTGCATAATTCTGGTTTGGCAGTTGATCGTATATACACTTTGATCAACATCGGTTCGATTCCGATCTCGTCCTTTTGTTTTTTATCAAATGGAGAATAATAGTGGCTAAGAAACGAAGAACGGCTGTTGAAGTCAAGGCAGGGTTGAAAGGAAAACCAAAGATCGAGCAGGAGCCGATGGGTTTGAGCACTGGGTCGACTTTGGTCAATCTGTCATGTACTGGACGATCTGACATTGGATTCCTTGGTGGTCACTATTATTTTTTCGTTGGTGATTCCAATTCTGGAAAGACGTTTCTCGGTTTGTCTTGTCTTGCAGAGGCATCCATCAATTCAGCTTTCGACAAACATCGTTTGATTTATGACGATGTTGAAGATGGCGCATTGATGGACATCATAAAATTCTTTGGGCAACGGGTGGCTGATCGGTTGGAACCACCCGCTGTTGATGACGATGGTTTTCCGTCGTTCAGTCGAACGGCCGAAGATTTCTATTTTCATTTGGACGATGCTCAGAAGGACGGTCGTTCGTTCATTTACTTGCTCGATTCGCAAGATTCTTTGTCGTCTGATTATGAAGAAAAGAAGTTCAATCAAAACAAACGCAAGAAGCGAAAGATTGAGACGGAGGAAGATGAAGGTAAATCTTCCGGATCGTATGGAGACAACAAGGCAAAGGTTCATTCAGCCAATTTGCGAAAGGCTGTTGGTAATTTGAAAGGGACAAACAACATATTGATTGTTTTGAATCAGACTCGTGATTCGTTTGATATGTTCACTCCGTCAACTTACAGCGGTGGTCGAGCCCTCACATTTTATGCCACGTTGCAGATGTGGTCGTCGAAGAAAGGATTGATACAAAAGCAAATTCGTGGAAAGAAACGACAANTCGGAATTTTCTCGAAGGTTCAGGTGAAAAAAAATCGAATCACTGGTCGAGATCGTTCAGTTGTGGTTCCGATCTATCATTCGTTTGGAATTGATGAAGTTGGTTCGTGTGTTGATTATTTGGTGGACGAAGGTGTATGGAAGAAGAAGGGCAACACGATTGTTGCCACTGGTCTTGGTCCCGATATGTCGGGGAGTCGTGAGAAGTTGGTGTCTCAGATTGAAGATCAAGGATTGGAGGATGATCTTCGTGAGTTGGTGGCCGATGTATGGAACGGTATTGAGAAGGCTTGTGTTGTGAAAAGGAAAGAGCGTTATTCATGAGCACTTATCTCGTTATCGATGTCTCAAATTTGGCTCATCGTGCTTTTCACACTACGGGTGGATTGAGTTACGGAGATCAATCGACTGGTGTTTTGTTCGGTCTGTTTCGTGACATCGTTACGTTGAAAGAATTGTTTGGTGTAGATCGATTTGCATTTTGTTTTGATTCACGAACTCACAAACGACATGAGATTTTTTCGGAGTACAAGAACAATCGAAGACGAGAATTGACCGAGGAAGAAGCAGAGCGATACAGTGAATTGTACGAACAGCTTCGTCAATTCAGAACAGATCATCTTCCGTACATTGGATTCGAAAATGTATTTCATGAGGAAGGATATGAAGCCGATGATTTGATGGCATCGATTTGTTGCAATTTACGATCGGAAGACAAAGCAATCATCATCAGTTCGGATCAAGATTTGTTTCAATTGCTGAAGCACAATTCGGTATCCATTTGGAATCCGATTCAGAAGAAAGCAATCAGTGAAACTTCGTTCAGAAAAATGTATGATATTGATGCTTGCAATTGGAATGAAGTAAAGGCAATAGCTGGTTGTTCTGGTGATGGTGTTCCTGGTGTTCCTGGAGTTGGTGAGAAGACGGCCATCAAGTATTTGAACATGATGTTGAAGACAGATTCAAAGAAGTTCGAAGCAATTCTTCGATCGGAGGAAATGATTGTACGAAACATGAAACTTGTCACGTTGCCGTTTGATGGAACTCCGATTTTGGAATTGAACGAGTCGTCTATCGACATTGGTGCATGGAATGAAATCATGGAAGAATTGGGTGTTGAAATACTTCACAACATGGAAATGAGTCGTCCACGAAGGAGAAGATGATGAATCTTTTGGCTTTGGATATGGCTACGAAAACGGGTTGGGCCACTGATCATGCTTCTGGCGTTTGGGATTTGAGCATTCGGAAGGATGAATCGTCGGGGATGAGATTGGTACGATTTGAAGCAAAGCTCAAAGAAATGATCAGTGCTTGTGAGATTGATCTGATTGTCTTTGAATCGATTACGGCTGGTGGCGGCAGGAAAGCAAATTTCGATGCGATCAAATTGGGAACGAAATTGCAAGCCATTGTGGAGCGGATGGTTGAGAAGACAGAAGGGGTGGAATCTCGTGGGTATAATATCAATGAGATCAAAAGATATGCGATACCAGAAA